ATGCTGCTATTCGCTGTGGACCAAAGTCTTGAATTTTTCCACTTGAAATTTGTAAACCATCTACCATTTTAACTGCACCCCGTTTTGTCTTTTTAACAAATAATGGATCTAAAACCAACAACAATCGAGGTTTTTTAGAACCACCTCTTGATCCATACATAAATCTTATAAGATCTCCCTTTTCAATTTCCAACCAATCTATTTGTCTAGCTTCTCTTAAAACCTCTGGAGTAGATGGTTTTTTCTCCAGCTTCTTTTCAGTTTCAGTTTTTTCTTCGTCTAATTTATCCGATTCTTTTTGTTGTTTTGATAATTTTTCTGTTCCCTCATCAATTCCGGGTCTTGTAACTTTTGTTATACCAGTTAAAATATCATCTAAAAATCCTGGTTTTTGTTCAGCCATTTTATATCTCCTCTACAATCCCCATTTCTCGACACGCCCCAATAAATTCGTGTTTACTATAAATAGAAGCGTTTTCAACATCTAACCTATGTTTATGTCCCTGATATTTATCTCTTTCATCTTCTGGTATTTCTACAACTCTAGCATATCTCCAACTCCAATCTTCCTTTGTTCCTTCTGGAAAAATTATTCCTTTATCACCCATATTAATTACTGATGGAATCCATACAACATATTTTTTATAATCTCTAAATGCTAACTCTTTAACTAATTTAGGTGAAGATTCGAGAGCTAATTTAATTTCTTCTTTACCGAAAGCATAATTTGAATTGCTGGTAAAACCACATCTAAAACATAAATAACTATGATAATTATTTTCTTCTACATATTCATCAAAACACATACTATTTGTATAACAAATAGGACACTGAGTTTTAGTTTCCATTAATTAACCTTTTTTAAATTTGGTAATTTTATTTCCTCTAATTTACTATCAGTAGATTTCTTTTTTAATTTAGGTAATGTGGATGCCTGAATTGGCATAGATGCATCTTTCTTTTTTAATTTAGGTAAATTTAACGGAACTTCTGCAGCAAACTCTGGCAAATATTGATTTAATATTTTTTCGAATTTATCCGTCATAGCTTTTAGTGAAAATGTACTCTTATTAACCATTGCAAGTTTCTTAGCATTTAAAGTATATCTTTTATAATTGTTATAAACATCTTCAATAACTCTAGATGCTGCTTGATAATTTACACTAAACCAATGAGAATCACCAACAAAAATTCCTTTAGGAAAAGATGACTTATGAACTTTTGTCATACCACCTGGCAAATGAATAGCCGAAGATGGTTGTAAAAAATCTACATGCCCACTCCAACCAGAAACAAGAATTGGTTTTTCACTTAATGATGCTTCCAATAATGGTCTCCCAAATCCTTCACCATGAGTAAATGAAACATGAGCCTTTACTTTAGGATAATTGTAAAGTTCATTCATTTCATCATCTGTTAAATCCCCATGTAACAAATATACATTTGGTAAATCATCCCCTTCTACATCATTTTTAATTGCTTTAATTTTCTCTTTTATCTCTCTTCTATCAATAATAGAAAATCCAGCACCACTACTTTTTAAAACAAGAGCAGGCTTTTTCTTTTTATTTTTAAATGTTTCTAAAAATGTTTTTACTAACATACCAACATCTTTTCTATCATGAGTTAATCCACCCTGTAACCAATGCCCTACAAATAAAAAACAAAAAGATTCATCAATTTTCTTAAATTCTTCTACTAATCTTTCTGTAAACTCTTTTGTCTTTTTGTAAATATTAACATCAGCTCCCTCAAATAAAATTTCTACGGGTTTTTCTGATTTTAACGTACCAATAGATTTTTCAGTTTCTTTTTCCTTCTTTTCAAAACTAACTTCTTCTAATATTTGTTTCGTAAATTTAGAAGGAACTATATTCAAATCCATTCTATTCATACCCTCAACCCATTCTGGAGGACAAGCAGTTGTTTCTATACCAGCAGTAATTCCAATATTATATTTAGCAAAATTCTGAAACTCATTAGGAATAACTACATGAATATGTACATCTGGTTGTCGAGTAAATTGTCCATCGGTTTTCAACCTATCTATTATCATTTTATCATTTGGATCTTGTTCATTTAAAGCATTTTGAGGTGTTGTCCCCCACCGTACTGGAATAATTTTTACATCATATTTATCCATTGATATTAAAGATCTACAAATATCTCTTCCATGCGATCCATATCCACTTCTTGTTGCAACTGGTGCTGTAACTACAACCATTGGTTTATTCATAAATTCTCCTATATCTTGAACATTTCGTAAGGTTTTCTTGAAACCCAATTATCAAAAGTATTATCCATATCTTTTATAAAATTCTGACACATTAAATTTGCTGTCATACCACTTTCTTCTCTAAAACAATATGTTCTTCCCACTTCTCCATATTTAGTTCTATTTTCTTTTCCTTCATCATACCAGTCTTTTATAAGTTGAGCAACATCATCGAATCTACATCTATCATCAAAAATGTAAGGTGTTGGTGGTGAACCCACCATTGATCTATTTGAAGGCCAAACTGGTTTTACCCACTTACCCCAAGTTAAATCTTTATTATTTGCCCATTTTCTATCATCATGAAGAGTATGTACCCATTCATAATCTTTATAAGTTAAATATTTTCCTTTATATTTAAATCCACATTGATCTTGCATACCACCTGTAACATTCAAAATAATTGGAGTCCCTGTCATTAAAGATTCTGTTGTTCCTAATCCCCATCCTTCGTTAGATGCAATATTAATTGTAACATCAGCCATATTATAAAGAAAATTTAAATGTTTACTTTCTAATTTTTGTGTTGAAAATATAACATGACAATCAGGAGCTATATCATCAACAACTCTGGGTAAATCTGTACCATTTTCATCAACTGGAGTAGTATGCATTACTAAAGCACATTTATCAGCTTTTTCTTTTGGTAACATATCACAAAATGTTTTAAATGCCAGAACAACATCTCCTGGCATTTTTCTACGAATATTTCTATTGTTAAAAAACAAAATGAAATCTAATTCATCTTGATTTGGAATTGTATCTAACAATCCCCGTTTAAATGATTTTAATTCTTTCCATTCTGAATGCAATTCGGTTACGGGATAAAATAAATCTTCATTTGCACCATGAGGTACATAAGTTATATCACCCCAATCATGTGAATAACTTCTAACATTTTTTACAAGGTTATATGTTTGTTTAGATATATTCATTAATAAATCTACTGAATCATAAAAATCTCTATTCCACATTGGATAAGGTAAATCATCCCAAATGTTATAATAAAAAATAGGAATATTTTGTCTAACTTCATGTTCCATTTGAAATAACCATATCCAAAATCTGGGGTCTGTATAAATCATTATCGCATCTGGTTTTTCTCTATGAATTAATTCTCTGACTATTTCTTGGTTTCCATAACCACTTATGGGATAAATCATTAAATGAGCATCTTCTATCCCAGTTTCTTGTTTTACAGCATCTTTCATATCAACAACCTTGCCATCTTCAGGATGTTTAATAGCACCACCTAATTGGACCCAATCGTAATGATCAATCGTACCCATAACGATTTCTCTTGACATTGTACCGACTCCCGACGACATGCGAAGATCATCAGACATTAATAGAATTTTCTTCTTATTTCTGTTTTTATTCATATAACCTCTTTGGTATTTAATCGTTTAATAACTGCCTCGTATCACTATCCTTATATACTCGCTGACTTTTAATATTATCTTCTATGACTTTTAATCGTTTATCCATCTTAACCAAAAGATCATAAATTTTATCAAGTATTTTTAACGTTGGTAATCCGTTCATTAAAATTGACTCCCACTTTCTTGTAAATTCTCATGCTCATCTATTTGAGATTTAAATTCTTCATCTTTTACATACAAATCCATTGAACGATTTACCAGTTTTTGCAAAGTAAATTCATCCCTTAAACAGATTTCTTTAAATCTTTTATACAGTTCTATTATAATTTTAACTGTAGTTAATTTTGTTAAACTCATATAACTCTCCGTGTATATACATATATATATCACTCTAATTAATAATTATAATCCTTTTATTTAACCTCTTAGCATAATTAATAGTATTTTCAGTACCTCTTGATACCTTCCCTTTTGGTATGAAGGCAACTACAAAATCACTATATTCAGCTATTTGTCGGTTTCTCTTAAAGTAATTACTTATATAATAAGGTTTATTATAACTATTAGCTCCTAAAACACAATACATATTATGATTATAATGTGATGGTGGAAACTCTGAATATGCCATTTCAAATTCTAATGCAAACTTCTTTGCATACCCATCTGCTCCCTGTGATTGTCCACCACTTACTATTTCTACCCCATCTTCTAAATCTTCTTTTAATTTATATATAAACTCTTTTATTCGTTGTTTATTCGTATATTTTCGACTTCCCACTATGGCCACTTTCCTCATAATCATTCCTTTTTTGTTTTCTTTTTGGTGGTTTGGGCGATGTACAAAATTTAGCACAATCATAAAAATGATCCAGCCCTTTCATTACACCTAATATCCCCCATTCGGGTGGATAAGAGTATTGAAATCTAACACATCCTTCACATTCTTCTCCTTCTGGAGTAATATTATACCAAATTCCCTCATTTATTTTTACTGTATTGCCACTTCTAATAATGGTTTTCCAATTTAAAGAAGATTCCCAATCTAATAAAAATGATTTAAGTTGTTTTGGGGATACTTCTTCGTTAACGTACCATAAATATAAAACAAATGGGCGATGTAAATCCGTATAAATTTTATTAATTCTTGAAACAACTATTTCTTCAAAGTTTCCTATAAAATCACTTAATTTTAATCTTACGCTTAATTTACTTCCCTCAACTTGCATCTATCTTTTCCTATCACATAAATCTGGTTTATTTTTGAATTCACAAAACCTGCAATTTTTATCAGATGGTTCTTTTCTATAAATATGATTTAAATTATATTCTCCATTTTTTGTAAAACATTCTTGAATAAACTCTTTCAATTTTAAATTAACTTTATTAATACTTGGTGTACCATTAGCAGGAACAAAAGTTTGTATTCTACGTTGTGGAAAATCTACCTTTTCATAAAGCTTTCTTTTTAATATAAAATATTCTATATCAATTCTATCTAATGGTATATCAAATTGTTTAGAATAAAACTGTTTATACATAAGTAATTGATTAGATTTATTCTTATCTGCTTTCATATATTTATTCCAACCCATAGTTGAAGTTTTAATATCAATAATTTTAATTCTATTTCTAACAGTATCTTTTATAACTACATCTATATATCCAATAAATTTTATATTATTATACATATTAAAATCTAAGGGAATCTCTACTCCTAAAAGTTCATACCCCCGTTTACTAAAATACATACCTCTATTTTTCTTAAACCAATCTAGCATATGTACACCATGTCCATAAAATTCATTCATATCTTCTTTTGTACAAAATTCTACACCACCATTGTTTTCAACTATTCCCAAAAAATTACTTTTCATTCTATGAGCTAACAATTCATTTAAATCTATCTCATTTGCAGTTTTAATAGAATCTGTATACATAACAGTAAGATATCTCTGCAATACCTCATGCATTGATGTACCAAATAATGTATGAATATTATCAGTAAATTGTCTAAGTTTATCAATGTAATTTAATTTCCACTTATGTGGACAAACTGCCCATTGATTAAATTGACTATAACTTATGCGATTCATCTGATCCAATCTGGTTCAATAATTTCATCTACTAATCCAAACTCTAAACATTGTTTTGCATTTAAATAAAAATCTGTTTTTGTATTTTCAGCCCAATACTCTCTGGATTTAGCAGATGCTTCTGATAATATTTTATTAATAGTTTCATGTAATTCTTTTAAATGATCCGAAGATTTGAGAATATCAGAAATCTTACCTTCTTCAAAAATAGAACCTTCGTGAATCATAACTGTAGAATTTTTAGAAATCCTTCTCTTTCCTGTACCACATGCTAAAATAATAGCAGCAGCTGACATTGCTGCTCCATAACAATGTGTATTTACCTCAACTTTACAATTTTGTATATAATCTATAATACCCAACATAGAATATACATCACCACCATAAGAAGTTATTAATAAATTTATTGGTTTATCTGGATTAACATTTTTTAAAAAATTGATTCTAGTAACCACAAACCATACAGTATTAACATCTAAGGAATCTGATAGATAAATAATATTATTCTTAGCATCTACTCCATAATCTAATTCAAATTTACCTCTTTGATATAATAAACTTTCATTCTGCAACTTTAGTTTTGTTTGTTCCATACTTTCTCCTTAATCTCTTATCTAAATAATATACATATTTATGTTTTGGTTCTCTATCTACAAAAAATACATTTGGGTCTTTAGCTTCCCATCTTCTTCTAATTTCAATACTATAAGGTTTAACAGGTTGACTTAAAGATCGAGAATGGTATTCTTTTCCATCCACCATTAGTATTCTAGACTTACCAGTAGTTCCCAAATATTCAAAATTTGTTGCTTTATAAATCACTCCACTATGTCCATAATGTTGATCGGCAAACGAAACAACAACTTGATAATTAGTATTTTGTTTTAACCACTTAAATGTTTTTGATATGAAATAACTTTCTGTATTTGTTGGTGTATCATCTACACAACACAATCTTCTTAACTCAACACACCTTGAGGGATCATCTGGGTTATATCTCTTTGCCGTATTTGGCATCGAAGGAATTGCATACATAGCAGCTCCTATCATAACTGGCAACCCAAAGTTTCCTTCTCTATATAATCCAAAACATTCTTTTTGTTGTATACCATTTGTACTATGTGAATAATGATTTTTTCTTATAAATGGATCAATAAACCTACGAGGGACTTCTTCAACTGTGAAGTCTGTAACTTTCATCGCAAATTAAGTTTCTTAATTTCCTTTGGATCCACACCATAACTTTCAATTATAGTTAATAGATCTTGTTTACCTTGTTCTGATAAATAATACATATCTAAAGCAGATACTGCTTCAACATTACTTATTTCAAAGTGTTTTACAATAATATCTATTACCCATTGTTGATGACTCATATTCTTTTTTCCTTTTACATATTTTAAAAATTGATTTCTTCTTGGTAAAATATCTCTATAAACTCGATATAATTCTTTTGGACTTAATGGATATTTTTGAATTTCATTAATTATTTCTATCCAATCACTCTTCATAGATAAAAACCGATTAGTCATATAATTAGACCAACTCTTTATTTCATAATCTGAATAATCCTCAAGCCGCTCCTTCTGGCTCGTCAGTAGATCCTTTGTCCACTCCCACGGGGCTTTCTTCTTTTGTTTCTGTCTTTTTCTTTTTGTAATCTGTTTCATAAAACCCTTTACCTTTAAATATTACTGCTGATTTTGAAATTCTCTTCTTCATTTCAGTATTACAAAAATAACCTTTAGATTCTTTACGACATATTAATGGTGAAGCTTTTAAAGATTGTAATACTTCTTCTTCATTTCCACAAACTGAACAATAATACTCATAAATCGGCACGGAATATTGAATCCTCTTTTGGTTTATCTTCCAAATCTAAACCTGTACCTTCCAAAAACATCTTTGGAACTTTACCACAATTTCCACAACTATACACTTGAACAGGAATAAGTGCTTCTTGGCCAGAAGGTGATATAATTGGTGAAAGTCTTTTAATCACATGCGCTGTAATAAAGAGATAATTACCACAATCATCACACTTTATAGTATCTGCCTTTTTTAAATCAACTTGAACTTCTGCTCTGGGTAGTGGTTTCATAGGTTTTGTTGTCATTTTATAACTCCTTAAATAATCTCATCTATTAAACCATATTTTTTACAATTTTCAGCATCCCACAATAAATCATGTTTTAATATTTCATCTATTTTTCTCATTGGAACTTTTGTATATTCCTTATACACATTCTTAATAGTAGTCATCATTAAATCAAGATTCTGTTTCTCATCTTCAAACTCAGAATACTTTCCCCAAAAGTTTGTTGATAATTGATGAATTAACATATAAGAATGTCTACTCATAAATCTATAACTTCCAACTACTGACATAAATGTAGCGGCACTTGCACAAAATCCATCTACATAAGTATGAACTGGAACTTTACATCTCAGTATTGTATCCATTGATGAAATACCTGCAGTAATTGAACCACCACCTGAATTTATAAGTATTTTTAAGGTCGGTGGATCCATATCTAAATTATATCCAAGTGTCAAACTTTTAGATTCTATCTCACCTATCTTTTTATTTAATTCTGCTGCACTTTCTCTATTCACACCAGCATAATAATAAATCTTGTTTTCATGAACTGCTATATGTTTTTCTGGTTTACTACCGTTAGGTTGTGCACCTTTTTTAGCAGGTAATTTCTTTTCACCCCAATATTTTTCTACCATTACTTTACAACTCCTAATAATTCTATTAACATAGCCATAGCATTGATCTCCTTATCAACTACCTGACTATCACTTAGTTCGTACTTAGCAATTACTAAAATACATTCTGCAACATGACCCTTTCCATAACTATCTACTTCATCATATAATAATTTAAACAAATCTGCAAAATCTGTAATTTGAGAATCTGCCACTAATTGTCTTATATTTTTAAAAGCACTTTTCTTATCTTGCGTTTTTAATATTTCTAATAATTTTAATTTATAATCATTTTGAATAACACTTCCTTTATCCAAAGTTAAAATATTATTAACAACATTTCTTTGAGCCGTATTAATAATTCTACGAATATCTGGATATCCTGAGTTTATTAATATTTTTAAATCTTCTAATTCAAACTTAACTTCCTCTTCTTCTAAAATTTGATTTAGTCTTTGAGCTACTTCTGTTTTAGATGGTGGTATTATTTGAAAAGATTGACATCTACTTTGTATTGGATCAATTATGCGCTCGACATAGTTACAAGTTAAAATAAACCTACAATGTTTACTGAAGGTTTCCATTAGATTCCGTAATGCAGCTTGTGCATTAGGAGTTATATAATCACATTCATCGAGCGCAATTATCTTATAATCTTTAAATCCTACAGAAGATGCAAAATTCTTTATTTTTGTTCTGACAGTTTCTACATTATTTTCATCGCTCGCATTAATATATAAATAATCACATTCTATATTATTCATCAATATTTTTGCGAGAGTGGTCTTACCTGTACCAGCCTTTCCATGCAATAAAAGATGCGGTAAGTCTCCACTCTCTAGATACACCTTGACCTTACCTTTAAGATGATCATTCCCAATGTAAGTGTCAAGTGATGAGGGCCGATACTTTTCTACCCATAAAGTATTACTTGTCATAAAATCCTTTTTCTTTTACTTTGTGTTTTGTAACCTCAGCTTTATTGATAGCTTCCTTTGGATAAGGTAACTGAGGATGTTTCAAGTTATTAATAAATAGTCTTTTATCTTTCTTACTACTAAGAAAATATAAATACCTATGCTTTTCTGCTTCCTTCTTTAACCAAAATGTATGTCCAATCCGCCGTTTTAAATGTTCTACATTACTACTACCATACATAGAATAAACAGTTCTACTATGTACCCATTCTTCATCTTCTGATAATCTTAAACTAAATGTAGGCGCCATTTGAATAGCACCACATCCTTGATACAACCAATTAGTTGCTTGATATATTCCACCAGCATGATTTTGTTCAGGATCTGCATATGATATTAATACCTTTACATCAGAAGCATTTTCCTTTAACCATTTAAATGACTGTGAAATAACATAAGATTCAATATTTTTTCCATAACCATCATAAATAACAAGCCTCGTTAATTCCAATATATTCTTAGTAGTAAGTTCTAAGTCCTCTTTAAATATTGAACCTAGAACTCTTCTACCTATTGGATAACCATAAGCAATACAACCAATAAGTTTTTCTTCTTTCTCATCAAAAAACTTATGTTCATTATCAGATTGATAAAATATACCTATTGGATATCTACAAGAAGATAATCTACCACTATAGTGATTTTTTTCAATGAAACTTCTAGCTAATGGTTTGGGAATAAGTCTTAAAGACACTTTTGAAGTATCAACATAAGATTCTTCCATTAATCAACTGATTGTAATGCTACTAAATAATAAGTTGCGTTATAATTGTCAATTTTAAAATTAATTCTAGCCAAACCATCTCCACTAACTTCGAGAACTGCACTTTCACATTCTTTATTAGCAGAAAGAACATCTCTAAAAAGATTAGCATTAAAAGAAACTTTATTAATTTCTTCATATGTATCAGTTTCTACAGGAATTGTAACACGATTAGTATTAATTGATGAATATCCTATAACAACTTTTACACCATCACTATTTGTAATGACTGTAAAACTATCTGTATCTGCAAGAGCTGATTTACCAGAAATAAACTTCTGAATAAACTTACTATCTACTTTTACCTTAACATGAAACTCAGGAATCTTTTTAAGTTTCGGTGGTTGATTTATAACAGATAAATCTGACAACATGTAGTTTACACTCGCCACCCCATCAGTTACTTCTAATGAAATAGCTTTATCACCTGCTTTAGTTAACTTCATTTCAACATCATCTGAAAGTACATCCAAGAGTTTAATTAACTGTTCTGTATTATAAACTCCAAGCTCAACATCTTCAAAGTTCCAACTATTCATGGATAATTCACCAAGTAAAGATTTATCACCTGTGATAAACCTAGTACTCAATGTATCTCCTTTACTAGTAAGAACTACAGAAGCAACATTTCCACTTAAATAGTACTTATCAATGAAACGACTTACTTTATTTTTATTCATAACTGTTCTCCATTTATTATAACCATATATACATATATATTAGTTTAGTTTTCTAAATTCAAAAATATTTTTCTATACTCTCACTCTTATCAACATGCTGCCCCCACTCCATTGAATCATAAAACATTTTTATTTTCTTCTTTAAAATAGAATTATAAATTTTATCAAAATTCACATATTCCATTATAAAATTTAATATTTCTGGTGGGTCTTCATATCCTTTATAAGCAACAGTATCTAATCCAAAATTGTTATTTTTAAGATATACCCATTTAATTTTTTCACCATTTGATATAAGATTATACTTATTACCTAATTTAAAATATCTAACTAAATCATTATATGATATTGCTGCTTTAACATGAACTGGAGCACCCTTTTTAAA